CGACGGGCTAGTCGGCACGCTAGTTGATCGCCGTGTCGACAACATCGTCCAAAGCGGTTTCGTGCAGCATCCGGCAACCGGCGACAAAGGACTTGACCTGGAGTTGTACAACCGCTGGGAGTCGTTTTCGAACGACCCGGACCAATGCGACGTAGCCGGCGAATTGACCTGGAAGGAGATGGAGCGGCAAGCGTGCCGGTCAGAGTCGATCGACGGCGACATCGTTGTTCTCGGGACCGAGGATGGTTCTTTTCAACTTGTCGAAGCTCATTCAATCAAGACCAAGAGCCGCAAAGAAAACACCTTCCTCGGAATCACGACAGATCGATACGGCAAGCGAATTCAATACCACATTCTCGAAGAGCTTAACGAGTTCGGACTAAAAGGCGAATCGCGACCGGTTGATGTTCGCGATAGCGAGGGCTTGCGGCAAGTATTTCATGTCTACAACCCGAAGCGGGTTAGGCAGAACCGAGGCGTTACGCAACTCGCGCCAGTGTTTGCATACTCGGGAATGCTCGAAGACATCAACTTTGCGAAGCTTGTTCAACAACAGGTGGTTTCGTGCTTCGCGATCTTTCGCAAGATGGCTGCCGGGTCGCCTTCGCTTCCTTCTGTCGATGGCATGTTTGGCGATGCTTCAACGCAACCGACCGGAAGCGGTGTTAGGCAACTCGAAGGCATCCAACCCGGCATGATGATTGACGGCGTGCCCGGCGAAGAGTTGCAAGGATTTAGCCCAAGCGTACCCAACGCAGAGTATTTTGACCAAGTCAAACTTATCCTTCAGATCATCGGCGTTAACTTCGGTCTGCCGCTTTGCTTGGTCTTGATGGATGGCAGCGAAACAAACTTCAGCGGTTGGCGCGGTGCCGTAGATGAGGCCCGCAAAGGCTTTATCGCCGACCAGTTAAACTTAGTTCGCCGGTTACACTCGCCAGCTTGGCGGTGGTGGGTATCGCGTTTGCTCGATAACGAACCCGCAATGCGGAGAGCGTCAAAGCGGTCGGGCGTTGACATCTTCGGCCACGTTTGGAACTTGCCGACGTGGTCATATATCGAGCCGGTGGCGGACGCAGAGGGCGACGCAACGCAACTTCGTAACGCTCTAACAAGCCCGCGAAGGATGCACGCGGCCCGTGGCAAGGACTGGGAGACGATTGCGGAAGAGATCATCGACGATAACGTCTATGCGATTGAGCGAGCCAACAAAGCGGCGGCAAAGATTAACGCGACCAACCCGCTGGCACCGGTAACGTGGCGCGATCTTATACCGCTTGCGATGCCAGCCGGAACCACGATGGCGATGCAAGATCCGAACGCCGTTGCGGTGCAGGAGTCAGCGGCCGGAAGCGAAACCGAAGCGGCTACGCCGACCGGCGAGTTCGCTGGCATCACTCGCCAGCAATGGAACCGCAACCGGAAAGCCATCAAGGACGTGCTGGACGAGATGATTGCCGGCACGACAAGCGAAGCGGCTGCCCGTGTTTTTCTTGGTGGAATCGGACTTTCGCCGGCGTCGGTAGATGCATTGATCGCAGATGCAAAGGACGGAACGGTAGAAACGCCGGAGGTGATCGAAGGTGTCTAGAGTTATCAAGATCGATGGCGTAATCGGAACGAACCCCGGCGAAGTGTCGGCGTCCTTCATCACGTCGCAACTGCCAGAAAGTGGAACTGAGCCGATCGAAATCGAAATCCACTCCGAAGGCGGCAGTGTGATCGAAGGCTTCGCGGCCTACGATGCGATCGCGGCTTACCAGGGACCAAAAAAGGTTTCGGTCAAGTCGTCTGCGTTTTCGATTGCTTCGTTCATTGCGATGGCTGGCGACGAAATCGAGATCACGCCAAACGGCTACTTGATGATCCATCGGCCCTATCTTGGCACCGAAGGCGACGACGAAGAGCTAACAAACGAAGCCGAATTGCTTCGCGACATGCGTCAAAAAATGACCGCGGCCTATGCAAAGAAAAGCGGGCTAAGCGAAGAGGCAATCGGCGAAATGATGAAGCGAGACACGTACTTAAACGCCGAAAAGGCGCTGTCGCTTGGCTTCGTCAACCGGATTACAGAGCAACCAATTTCGGGTCGACCGCTGGCCCGTATGGAATCGATGCCGCACGGTGTTGTTTTGGCGTTATGTAGCGCCAAGCCAAGCGGCGAAGAACCGAGCAAGACTAAGGAGAAATCTATGTCCGATGCTCAACCAGTCGCCGCAACTCTCGAAGAAATCGAAGCGGCTTATCCGAAGGCCAAGCCGGATTTTGTTTTGGCTTGCCTGAAGAAGCGAATGCCGATGGCCAGTGTGGCAACGGCAGCCGTCGAAGAAATGATGCGGGAAAACGCGGAGCTGAAGGCTCAAATCGCAGCGATGCAGGAAGAGATGGGCAAGGCGAAGTCAATGGAAATCGAAGTCGTCGAAGAAGAGAAGGAGGACGAAATGCAAGAGATGGCACAAGCCAAGGCAAAGGGCGTCAAGCCGATCGCCAAGGCTAAGTCAACCGAAGGCATTTCCGCCCGTGCTCGATGGGACGAGGCAGTCGCTTCGGCCTTGGGTAAATGCCGCAACGATCGCCGAAAGGCGGTGGCACTTGCTCGACGCGAAAACCCTGGACTCGCCGAAGCTCTAGTCGCCGAAGCCAACGTCCGCTGATTACACCACAAGCCAAAAAAGGAACTGAAACATGAGTCAGTATGTTGACGGAAACCTACGCGGTTTCATCGCAGACGAAGCGATCGCACAGCACCTTCGGGTGAAGCTTGATAGTGACGGCCGCGTCACCATCGCCGGTTTGACCGACCGCGACATCGGCACAGCAGAGACGGCCGCTTACGCCGCTGGCGATCCGATTACCGTTCGGCTTCGAACGGCAGCAGGGACCGCGAAGATGGTTTCGATTGAAGCCGTGACCGTTGGGTCACTGGTTTACACCGAGGCCAACGGCAAGGTTCAAGACACCGCGGCATCGACGGCATTCCTGATCGGCACGGCACTGGAGAGTGCAAGCGGTGACGGATCGGTGATCGAAGTGCTTAGGTACAACCACGGCGATACCGCTGTTACCTGATCGGCTTTTCACACAACACAAAGGAGAATTGAAACATGGCATCACCTATCACCAGTTTGGCAACCCTTCGGCCCGACCTCGCGTCTTACTTTGAGTATGACCTGGAGGCCGACCGTTCAGGCTACGTCGCGGCGCGAGTGCTTCCGGTCATGGAAGTGCGGAGCGCCGCTGGCAACTTCGGGAAGGTCAAGCTCGAAGACCTTTTGCAAAAACGGGACACCTTGCGGACGCCCGGCAGCAACTACAACCGCGGAAACTTCCAATTCGACGACGCGGTCTACGCGACGCGCGAACAGGGAGCCGAAGAGGTTGTGGACGACAACGAAGCCCAAATGTACGCAGACTATTTCGACCTTGAACAAGTCTGCACCGCTAGGGCCTATTCTGCCGTTCTTCGAAGTGCCGAGCAGCGGGTCGCAAGTGCGATTTTTAACACGACGACGTGGACCGGATCCAGCCTGACGACCGCGATCACGAACGAGTGGGACACCAACCACACGACGAACGCGGTTCCGATCAACGACGTTGAGGCCGCGGTCAATAAGGTGTACGACGCTTCGGGCTTGTGGCCCAATGCGTTGATTATCAACCGCAAGGTTTTTCGCAACCTTCGAAACCTCGATCAGATCATCGAGCGAATCGAAAGTGCCGGGGCCGGCAACGCGAGCAAGCCTAGCGACATCACCGCTGAGATGCTGGCGAGGGTGTTCGATCTAGACTTTGTGATCGTCGCCGGATCGTCGAAGAACGGAGCGGACGAAGGGCTGACCGCGACGCCGGAGCAAATTTGGTCTAGCGAGTACGCCATGGTCTGCAAGATCGCAACCGGCAACGACATGCGAGAGCCTTGCGTTGGCCGAACTTTCCATTGGTCCGCAGATGGATCGTCCATCGGCGGCACGGTCGAGAGCTACCGCGAAGAAGGCGTACGCGGCAACGTAATCCGAGTTCGGCACCAAGTCGCCGAAGTCGTGTTGCACGCCGAAGCGGGCCACCTCCTCAGCAACGTGACCACGCTTTAAGGTTTGAAATGGCAACGGTTTTCGATTCTCACTTCGCCTCAGTGGGGTTCCCTGCATTGCTTGAGCAGTTCGGGGAGTCGATTACCTACTTGCCACGCAGCGGGGGGGCGAGGCCGATCACCGCCATCATCGACCGCGACCCTCCCGCCGTTTTGGACGTCTCCGGAAATAGCCTTTTTCCGTTGGCGAATATTCGGGTTTACAACTCTTGCCGGTCAGGCATTTCATCGAAAGAGCTTGACAGCGGCAAGGACGAAATCGAGATGCTAATCAGGATCGGCGACACGATACCGAAGCGGGTTAGCGTCATGCAGATGACTGCACAAGACAGCGGCGTAACGGCCTTTTCGGTGGTGTAATGAGCGAACCAATAGTCGAGCAGATCATGACGAACGTTAGGACGCGGCTAGCGGCCTACACGTCGGCGTATCGCTCGCCAAAGATTGCATCATGGCAACCGAAGGACTTGACGATCGCGATCTACCAAGGCGACATAACACGAAACGAGGAAATGAGTTGTCCGGGCAACCCGCCGGCACAAGCTTGGGATCTATTGGCAATCGTGGCCGGGATCGTCAAGCCGAGCGACGACGACACGACGCCGGTTGATCGGTACAAGAATCGGTTTTGGGCAGAGATCGTCAAAGCAGCAACCAACGCAAATCAGTGGCACACCTGGGGCGGGTTGGCCTATGACACCGTAATCAGCGACGTGAGGGACTACACCAGCGACGACGGGTCAGCGTCCGGCATATCGGTCGAGATGCTTATCAGATTTCGAACGGACGAAGATGACCCATATGTCGGAAGGGCGTGAAGATGATCGCCCTGTCGATTACCGCAAAAAAGGAAAAGCAGCTTTCCAAATTATTGAAAGACAACGGCAAAAAGGTCCGGCAGCAAATTGCGATTGCGGTCAACGCGACGACAAAAAAAACAGTATCGACATGGGCAAAGTCGGTCGGCAGCGAGATTGCGACCGCACAAAAAAATATTAAATCAACGATCGAGATTAGCAAGAAAGCGTCGGCAAGCCAAGGCAAATCGCCAACGGCAGTAGTGAGACAAAAAAAGACCGGCAGAATATCGCTTCGTGACTTTAAGGGGCGGCAGGGTGCGACCGGCGTAAGTTACAGAATTAAAAAAAGCGGCGGACGCGGTTTCGTCCAAAGTGCTTTCCAGGGACCGAGGCCAGGGGCTGTAAATGTCAAATGGAAGGGGCGTGTTTTTAAGCGAGTTGGCAAA